AGGGGTACTCCGAACAGATCATAGACTGCCGACACGACGCACGTAAAAAGGGCGGTTTCCAAAGGAAAAGTGAAACCATTACCCATCGTGGACATCATGTCAAGCTTACACGGACGATATGATTGGTCCTCACCATCGAAGGAGCGTATTTCAACAACACTCTCCCCAAACAGTTCGAACCAGCCCATTTGCGTTGGAGGTATATACCTCCGGAGCATAGGTCTCGCATTCGAGTCACTTGCTGCACGCAGATCAATGGTTGCAAAACCATCGAAAAGGCTGCCCATGTAAGCCAAATCTCTATTCAACATAGGTTGATCGGATAGATCTATACCGTATACGCTTTTTAAGCGGGCGGCAATGATTTCCCCAATACCCAGTTGACCGTACACATTCAGGGAAGGACCCTTTGTTGCAGTACGGGAGATTTCGCTTTCCTTAGGAACGTAAAACATCCGGCTCCCTTGCAGAAGTGCATAGGTACCCCAAGTAAAAGCACGCGTTGCTTCAACAGCATTGCGCCTTGGGTCTTCCATACACCACGCACTGTACATTCTGTACAGGGTAGGACTCGTTGTCGTCAAGATACTATCGCACATCTTTGTGTACGTATCTGTTCCATCGACCGCGAAAGCGGTACCCGGCCCATGCCGTGCCTGATCGAAGATCTGACCGAAGTCAGAAATCAACGGTTGGCCATGAGGCATGAAAAAGTGGTAGAGCTTGTTGGCAAAGGTGCCAATAAGGTACTCACCATAAGACTTAGACGACAAACCTGAGGACTCAAACTTCGAGTCGTGATCCCACGTTCCGCATTTTTCATTTGCGAAAAGGAACTTCAGAGTGGCATAGAAATCAGCATCCTTTGATACTTGGGAAGGCATTTTACTTAAGCCTTTTTCGAGCATCGCACGGGCCGCTACACTTGTCCACTCTTCTTCAGGTGCACCTGGGTTTCGAATCCAGGGGCTAAGGTCCTCACTAAGGAGGGCATTAAGAGTTGAGAAATTGATCATTAGATCACCTCTTACACACATTAAAGGAGTTCTGATTAGAACTAAGACTTG